ATGAAAGGAAAAGAAATGACATACTCAAAAAATATCTTAAGGTTACGTCAGGAACGAAACCTTTCTCAAGAGGAAGTTGCCGCCGCCATAGGCGTAACGCCTGCGGCGGTCTGTGGCTGGGAGCGTGGTAATAAGCAGATGTCTATCGCTAATCTGATCTGTCTGGCAGATTTCTTTGCTGTATCGACAGACGAAATACTCGGAAGGAGATCTAAATGAGCATTAAGGATAAAAAGAGAATCCTTACGGATTACTACCGTAAGAACGGCGGGTTGCCTAAAGGCAATCTTGATATAGATGCCGATACCGATACAGTCGGCAATGTTTTTGTCAATGACTCCTATGTCGGAGCGTTTGATTACTGCAAAGGTGAGTTTATCGCACTCGCCTGAGCCGCCCGCTTGAGCGTATCAAGCCCAGTTTGTAGGGGCGGTTACCATGGAACTGAGACATTGCAGGAGGTTACCCCGACACACCTGCAAATCAGCAGTACGATAACGGAACTCAACCGAAGAGGCGGAGACTGCATCGGTGACAGCTTGGAAAGACGAGCATATATGCAGACTGAGAGCTAACGGCTTGAAGTTTGCTACAGATCCTTTCTATATTGTCGAAACGGAAAGCCGCAAGGTTTTCCGTCTGCAGGGAATGACCGCCCTGTACCGATGATGACAGGTCAGAAAGGAAAAAGTTATGCCTGAGCAAAGTGAAATTGCTACAGAATCAACAATCGAGCAGAAAAATCGTAACAGACAGCACATACATAAAGTCAAAGTTAAGGTCAAGGAAAATCATACAGCCGCCGACAATTTTGAATTGCAGGCGGCTATAGCGGAAATTTTCCGGAAGCATTTGGAGTTTATAAAAGAGGTTTTTCATTATTTATATTCGGTAGAATATGCGAAATCTCTTGGCGAAAGCGAATATGAGTTCTTTGTTAAAGACAGGGCACATCAGATTTTAAAAACTGCTTATGAATCAGCTGATTCAGAAATTTGGAAATTGTAAGCCTTGCTTCTCAAACGCTTCTTTAAGTGCTTTGTGATATTCTTCTAATGCTTCACGAACAAGTGCATTTATATAAGTACGTTCTTTATGCCATTCAGTCGGCATCATTTGCGGAAATTTGTCTGCATTTCTGCTTTTCTCAAGTGTAAGAACTGCTTGTCCGGCACTCTCCTGTGCTTTTAGCATAATTTTCATAAAATCACAATTTTCCGACATGATTTCACCCCCTCTCACAATCATTATATCACAATCAGCCGAAACGGGCAACAGCCCGTCTGCAGGGAATGACCGCCCTGTACTGATGATGGCAGGTCGGAAAGAAAACGATAATGAAGGAAAAACTGTTGGACTTACTATTTTCATATTTAATTCCGGCGGTAACGGCGATTATTATGTTAATTGCAATACGGTTTCTACCAAATAACCTGTAATCTATCTTTGCTGGAAAGGAGAAATCTACTGTGAGTGAGATGATTTCGGCTACGGCATTAGCTGAAATTAAAGGTTGTAGTTTACGTTATATTCAGCAGTTGGCTAAAAACGGAAAGCTACCATCAATTGAAAAAGCCGATGCGGCAAATAACCGCAAAGAGTATCTTTTTGACATTGATCAGATGGACGAAAAAACCCGTGAGCGATACTATAACTCCAAGCGTAAGGAGCTTGAAATAGCACCGACTAAAACGGTTGAAAAACAGCGTTCAAAGGCTGTTACAAAGCCATTTGAGGAGTACACGGAAAACGAACGGCAGCAAGCAGCTGACTGGATAAAGATACTCAAAGTCTGGGAGATGTATAGAACCAAGAGTAATCGCAAAAAAGCCGATACCGATCTGCTTTTTGTAGCAAAAATGCAGCTCGAACATCCCGAGATAGAAATATCAACCGATATACTGTACCGCAAGTACGCCGCATATAAGAACGGTGACATTGAAGGGCTTATAGATAAGCGTGGCGGATGGAATAAAGGTCACACCGATATTCCGAAGCATATACTTGACGCATTTATGTATTTCTTCCTTGACGAGCGCCGGCTTCCGGTATCACGCTGCTATCAGCTGATGATAGAGTGGGTGACGGAGTTTTATCCGCAAGATTTACCCAATATCCCCTCAGAGCGCAGTTTTCGGAGGCAAGCTGAAAAGCTCCCTCAGGCAGTAATTGCACTGATGAGATACGGTGAAAAGGCTATGACCGATAAGTACATACCGTACATAGAGCGTATGTATGACGACCTGCAGGCTAACGATGTATGGATAGCAGATAACCATACATTTGATTTTATGACCTACTGCGATAACGGTCAGAAGACCCACAGAATGTACTTAACGGCATTTTTGGATGCAAAATCGGGCGTTTTGGTCGGCTGGAACTTAACGGAGCAGCCCGATTCACACAGTACTTTGCTTGCACTCCGACACGCAATAAAGCGTTTCGGCGTTCCGAAATCGGTGTATTTTGATAACGGATCTGAGTTCCTTACGCACGATATAGGTGGCAGAGGTCACAGAACACGAAAGACATGGAATGCAGACGATATACCGCCGACTATATTGCAATTGCTTGACATTACAATGCACAATGCAATTGTCAGAAACGCTAAGGCAAAGCCTATTGAGCGTACATTCGGCACACTTAAAAACCATATCAGCCGAGTAATCGAGACTTTCTGCGGCGGTACTATTATAGAGCGTCCGGAGAGCCTCAAATACAAGCTGAAATACGGTATAGTTCCCGAGGACGATCAGATAAGATCTGCCCTTGAGATCCTTATAGACGGCGACTTTAATGTTTCCGAGTACGGCGGTAAAGAACGCAAGTATAAGGGTATGAGCCGAATTGACGTTTGGAACGAATCGATCAAATACACAAAGTTCCGAGATGCCAAAGACGAAGATCTATCACTTCTTCTTGCAAGAACGACCCGATATCAGAAAATCAAACGCAATGGCGTATACATTGAGCTTGCAGGCGAAAAGCTCTGGTACTCGGCGGAAGACGCATGGAAGTATCAAGGCGAAGAGGTATATGTTCGCTATGATCCTGCGGAATATAAGACGGTGCGTGTCTACGATAAAGCAACAGACGCATATCGCTTTACATGGACTCTGCAGACGGATCTGAACGTACCGTATATCACCGATGATCCTAATGAGATAGCCGCAGGTGAAAAGACGATCCGTGCTGTTACTCATGCCGTTCACGACTATTCGAAAGGTCTGACGGCGTCTATCACAGAAGAGCAGGCTATTGACTTCCTGACGGCGACTATCAACAGAGCCGAAAGAGGCAAAGATAGGTTCAGAATTGAAAAGCCGACAAAGTTCAGCCCTGTATTTTCTGATAAGTTCAAGGCGGACAACCCCGTTCTATCCGATGTCGATGAGGTATTCATCGACATTGATAAGATAAATAATAACGCATTAAAGCGGAAAGGATGATTAAACCATGGAACAGACAAAGGAAGTTTCACTGCTCGCCAAATTTGACGAGCTTGCGGCAGAAATGGGCTCGGCAAACAAAGCCGCAAATCGCATCGGCATTCCGGCATCGACAATATCAATGCTCAAGAAGGGTGCATACAGCGGAAATAAGGATGCACAGTTTGCAAAGCTCGCCGCATATTTTGACACCAAGACAGAAGGCGCAGAGGGCTACAGCGAGGTAGATTATGCACCGACAAGCATATCGGAGAAGATCTATCAGACGATCAAGACCTGCCAGATAAAAGGTGGCGTAGCAATTGCAACAGGCGACAGCGGTATCGGTAAAACAAAAGCTGTGCAGAAATATCACGCAGACAATCCGCTGAACAGCATCGTTATCACAGTTAACCCTTGCTTTAAATCAGCAAAAGCAGTGCTTAAACTGATTGCACTTGAACTGGGCGTTCCTATATCACAGTCAACGGATGATTTATGGATAGCAATAACGCAGAAGCTTCACGACGGAATGGTTATTATCATAGACGAAGGACAGCTCTTGACATTTCACGGAATAGAAACTATCAGAAGCTTTGCCGACTACTTCACGGACAAAGGTCAGACACTGGGAGTTGCATTTGTCGGCGATAACGGTATCGAAGAAAAATTCGAGGGTAAAACCCGGAGAAATTACCGTCAGATCAACAACCGTAAATGGTTGTCTCCGAAATTCGTTACTACTGACATCAAGCGTGAGGACGTGGATATGATGTTCCCTCTTCTTGTATCATCGCATATGGAGCAGGAGCTTGAGTTTTTGCACAAGGTAGCTCAGAGTGAAGCGGGACTTAGAGGGGCGGTAAGACTGTTCTCGCAAGCGTATGACAACGGCAACTTTCACCTTAACGGTCTTGCCGCTATGGCAAAGTTTATGCGAATTGATGTACGAAGCGTTGTGAGGTGACAATATGCACGGGAAGAAACCTACAAGGTCACAATACGATTTTCTGAAACGAGCGCACATCAACCCGGATAACTGGTTGATAGCTAAAGATACACCGACAATAATGCTTCTTGTCTGCCGACACAACAGACAGACAAAGCTGATAAAAAAGGAATGGTATAACAAATGAGAAAGTTTATTAACAATGTGTTAATGCTTGCCGCTGCGTTTTTTGCCGGCACAGCGACCGTAAGCGTAATTGATTATGCAAACGCCGTTGCCGATCGTCCCGACAACTCAATCGGCGGCGAGGTGCTTATAATCCCTCTTATGCTCGTAATTCTCTACATAGGATGGATTCTTGCAAAAATGTACTTCAGCATAATAGTAGCAGATAAGATCTTCAACAGTGGATATAAAAAAGGCTATAACAAAGGCAAATCAGAATAACCTCAGGGAGCGAAAGCTCCCGTGTAATGTCGTCGTGGACGGTCACAAGCTCGTGAAAAGACAGAGTGCACGAAAGGTGGTGAAAGAAATGAGCAATATGGAACAGATAGAAGTAATAGTTGCCGAAGCTATGAAATGCGGTATGTCATACGGCGAGTTCGTCGCTAAAAATCCGCACTATGCAGCAAGATTATCGCAGATTGCGGCAATCAAGAAGAAAAGAGGTCAGAAGCAGTGTGAAATCAAATAATCTACATAAAATGCGTACACCCGAAAGTGAAAAGCGAGATACGGCACAGAAATGTTACTCTTGTGAGTACAAATATCTCGATAAATACGGTAATCCCACTTGCAAGAATAAACTGCGTCCAATCATCGGTTTCGGGTGCTATAGGCGGAAGATCTATAAGGGAGTATAGCTCCCTGCTCTAATGCAGCTGCTGATCAGCAACGGTCACAAGCCCGTATAAATGCAGAGTGGAGAAAACTAAATACAGGAGGAAAAGTTATATGGCGATGATTAAAAGCAAACGACTGACATCAAAGCGTGGAATAACGCTACCAAAGGATCTGTGTGAATATGTTGGTATGCAGCCGGGCGAAGCTGTAGATCTGATTGTTGATAATCAGACCGGAGAAATCCATATCCGCAAGCACGTTCCTGTTTGCCGATTTTGCGGCAACCGCACAGAGGCTGTAAATTACAATGGCATAGATATATGTCCGGAGTGTGCGGATGTTATCTCAAAGGCGGTGATAAAATGACAGTAACTAATGAAATAATTGCCGCAAAAGTAGCCGAAATAGCAAAACTGACAAAAGAAAAAGCTGAACTTGAGCTTAAATTCAAGGAGCTTGAAGCGTTCTTTTTGAAGCTTGGCAGTGATAAGCTCCGTGACAGTAAAAGAAGAACCTGCAGTTTTGAGGATGATGACGGACATGACGTTACATACACCGAAGCCAGAACAGTAAAGATTATATCTCCTGCCGTTCTGAAGCGTCTGATGGGAGACGCTTTCGGCGATTTTGTCAAAGAAACAGTCGAGCCGAAGTACACATTTAAGAGCAAAGAGCTTGAGCGCACATTTGCAAGCGTTTATTCAGCCGACATTGCAGTCCCTGAACGCAAGCTGACGGTAGACGAGTTCTACGATCAGTTACCGTGCGACGATTCCGCAAAGAGCGCACTTCGCAAAAAGCTCAAGGGTGCCAACTTTCTTACAGACTGTAAGAATCTCGTTTCGATTGGCGATTTTTCAGAGGAAGATGCCGCCGATTATGCGTATCTTTTTTCAGAGTGCCTTGAATGGCAGCGTTTTATGACTGTTTTAGATACCATTGAAAGTAAGCGCACTGTAGAAGAGGTCATCAGAGCAATCAACAGTGCTATATCAGTATCTGACACGACGAAAATCACGGTGTAATGGTGTAATATGGATATTAAGCAGAAACGCAGATATATCTACAGCCTCGGACGGAAGTGCGGGCTTGTTGACGACGGGAATAAGTCAGATGATCTGCACGGCTTTGTGTATCAGCTCACACTCAAAGAGTCCATATCGGAACTGAGCGATGAGCAGGCGGATATAGTAATCAGACAGTTGCAAGCTAACCTCCGGGCGATAACCCCGGAGGTCAAGGCATATATAAGCAACGCTCAGATAAGCAAGATTTTCGGGCTTATGTACGAACTTGCTGAGTTGTCACCGTCTGAAGCTTCCGTCAAGGAACGGCTATGCGGCATTATTAAAAAAGAGCTTGGTATTACCGTCAATCCGAAATATGATATATTCAAGGGCTTTTCGGAACGTCAGGGTGCGGAGCTTATTGACACGATCAAACGATATGTTCGGGCAGAAAAGCGCAGAAAGGAGCGTACCGATGGCAAAATCAAAACTTGATTATCTTCAGATAAAGCATCTTACAGGGACTCAGGCAGAGATAGCCGAAGTTATCGGTATCGAAGCGTACCGCAAGCTTGTTGCGTATTTCGGCGGTGAACGCATAGCAGTTGCAAAGCCGTCAACGCTTATAAGCTTTGCTGTCGCAAGGGATATAGCCGAGGAAAACAACTATTCCGAGGAGGTCATGTCAGCACTTGAGTTGTCGAAAAAAGAACAGGAAAAGATAATCGCCGGGCTGAAATAGCCCGGCGATGCCGTTATGCGCAAAGCTCGTCAAGTGTTACATTAAGTGCTTCTGCAAGCTTTTTAGCTGTAGACACTTTGCAGTCGCCATTACGCTCGACGTTTTCGATCGTCCTTACCGGCACACCCGATAGTTGCGATAAAGCCGGCACGGTAAGTTCCTTATCCAGTCTTAGCTGTCTCAAATTCATATCAATCCTTCTTTCCGTTTTTTATAATCCAGTATACGATTTTTGCTACTCCGAACGAGATAAGCAATGCGCCTAATGTGATAAAAATTTCTTTCATATTATCTTGACAATGTCTGCTTTGAATGATAGAATTTAAGTGGAGGGAGCTTTCGCTCCCGACACCTAAATCTCGGTTACTACTCGATTATTTTACCGATTATCAGAAGTAGCGTTCCGATGATTAAGTCCATTAAAGCCGTTATAAGTATTTCAGCGTACTTTAGCTTTGTGGGCTTTTTCTTTTTTCTTTGCTTTTTCTTTGACACTGTCTTTCCCTCCTTCCATAATATATTATACCACCTTAAAAGGTGGTTGTCAAGTGTTTCATAATAAAATTTTAACATTTTTATAAATTTATGGCTTAGTGTGATTACTGTAAAAGTAATTGCGCTAAGCCTTTTTGTTTTTCAGTGAAAATGTTAAAATAAAATTACATTAAATATAGTACATAAAAATTAAGCATTATAAAGCCATTTGAAAGGATTTTATATAATGGAAATCGGAGCAATACTATCAACAGCTATTAACATAATAATCACAGCTGCAATCGGCATTATATCGTATTTCGTCAAACGTACAATAGACAGACAGGACAAATGCGTTACCAGATCTGAACTCGAAAGCCATATTGATATGATAAAGGAATGTAAGAGTGATATCAAAAGCCTGAACGACAGATATGCCACAAAGGCAGAAGTCGAAGAAATCAAGCACACTATAGACAAGATCGACAGTGCAATTGACGAACTTAAGGATACGGCAGTCAAAAATTCCGAGTTTATCCGTGTTATGACACGTCTGGAAACAAAGATAGATAATCTTGCCGATAAGGACAGGAGGGGCAATTGATGAATATAAAAGATCAGCTCAGGAAAAACAAGTTTATAAAAAACAATGGGGCTGTGATCAGAGCAATCAATCTGCTCCGTACCGATTACGTCAATCTCGTAGATGTAACTGCTGCCCTTGAGCCTCAGATTGCTGAAAACGAAGCACTTGACAGTCTTAATTATCTGCTTGAAGGTGGATATATACGGCTCGTGAAGATACGTTCCGAACAGGCTGTAGAGTGCATCGGCGACGATTATACACAGCTTGCAGGTAAGCTGACCGCTAAGGGCATTCAGCTTGTTAACGGTGCTATCGAAGATCCTTGCATAGATCTGTAAGGAGGCGATACTATGAAAAAACGTAATCGTAAAAGAGGTAAAGTCGACAAGCTGCCGTGCGACATCAGGGAAACCGTTGATATGATGATAAATAACCCGTCAGAATATCGCTACAGTGACATTGTAGATTTCATCCGTGAAAACGGTTATGAGGTATCGAAATCTTCGGTAGCACGTTATGCACAGGCTCTGAATGCTTCTTTGGAGCAGGTAATGCTCATTAGCAATAACTTCCGCCTTATAAACGAGGAGCTTGCCAAATATCCGGATCTTGATGTTTCCGAGGCTCTTGCCCGATTAACAAACCATAAAGTAATGGAAGCAATCCAGAATTTAAGCGATGACAGTCTAAAAGATGTCCCGCCCGAAAAGCTGATTGCTGCAGTGCCATCGCTGATAAAAGCGGCAACATATAAACGGGACACAGACGCTAAGAACCGCTCATCAATGGATGCGGCGTATGATGTTTTCAAGGAAGACATCTTCGCCGCTATGGCTAAGGATAATCCTCAGCTGTACTCACAGCTTGCCGAATATATCAGGGGTAAGCAGAAAGAGGGTGACGGCGAATGATATATGTAATATATGTACAGTCAGGCTCTGAAACGGCTGTTATGTACTCAATGCGTGAACTCGGTTATACAGCGTATGTGCCGAGAGAGTTGTACAAGTATCGCAAAAAGGGTGTATGGCACGAAGAAATCAAACCGCTTTTTGACAGTTACATATTCTTTCAGACCGACCGCCTGACAGCCGATGATTATTATACCATTCGCAAGATACACGGTGTCGGCAATTTTGTCAGTAAAACAACGTGCCTGTCCTGTACCGAAGAAGAATATATCATCGGGTTATGTCGCAATCCCGATATACTCAAGGTCAGCAAAGGACACATAGAAAACGGCGTACTAAAGATAGACAGCGGCTATCTCAAACGCTATGAGCACAAAATCGTGAAATTTTCCCGAAGACAGCATAAAGCCGTTATAGAGATCACTCTTTACGGTGAGTCACACAGGATAACCTGTGCGGTCGATATAGACAAGTGCAGTAACTAAGGTGTTGGTCGATACGCTCCCCACCGGAACGGCTGTATACATACGCAAAGTAATCTGATTTTTTTCAAAATCGGAATGGCGAAGCATATCCCGATATAATCCCAACGGGATATTTACCGATAAAAGCGTTTTAATTGCCGTTTAAAACGTTTCAAAAATCAAAGTGGGATAATTTCACGTCAACATAATCAAATGCAGAATAAGGGCTTTTATAAGGCTCTTTTTCTTTTTGCCCGAAAGGAGTGAGCAAACTGTGAGAAAAAGCAATCGCAAAAGGGCTATAAACAGCCTTGCAACCGATCTCGACAAATACAAAAAAGCTGATACCGAACAGCGAGTGAATGCCGTTCAAAGTCTGGTCGAATGCTATCTGAATACATCCGAAAGCAAGCGGCAAAAGGCAATACAACAGATTATCGAGCGCTCTGAAGGAGTCAGGCAGTTAATAGCCGACAACCCTGAGCTTGTTCGGGCAGATGTTGAACAGGCACTAATCCGTGCCGCTACCGGTTATACCGTTACGGAACGCAGAGAGCGTATTGTCGGCGGAAGAAAAACTGTTGAAATAATTACTCGTGATATTCCTCCGAATCAATCGGCGGTAGAGTTCTTTCTGACGAACAAAGCCGGTGATGCCTACAGCAAAACTCCCGTTGCTATGTCAGATGACGGTGCAGGCAAGCTTGACGCTATACTGGAGGCAATGAAAAATGTCAAATGATTTGATATTCACAGTCAAACAGCAGGAGCTGATGAGCTTGCTCAAACACAATAAGCTCCATCGACTTAACCTGCTTGAAGGCTCTGTCCGTAGTGGCAAGACATGGATATCGCTTATCCTTTGGGCATTCTGGATAGCAGACCGTCCGACAGATTATGCCTATCTGATGTCGGCAAAAACGTTACAGACATTAAAGCGTAACTGCTTGATGTTATTGCAGGAGCTTGTCGGCGAAGATAATTTCAAGTATTCGCTGTCTACCAAAGAAGGCAGATTATTTGGAAGAAAAATACTGCTTGAGGGAGCAAATGATGCAAAGTCCGAGAATAAGATACGAGGCATGACGCTTGGCGGAGCTTATTGCGACGAGCTGACGCTGTTTCCGAAAGACTTCTTTTCGATGCTTCTCTCCCGATTGTCAGTCAAGGGAGCAAAACTTATTGCAACGACAAACCCAGATGTTCCGACGCACTGGCTAAAAAAGGAATATATAGACAATGTCAAGGTCGATATACTTGTTATGCGATTTCTTATTGATGATAATACCACGCTTCCGGAAGAATATGTCCGGGAAATCAAAAAGGAATACACGGGCGTTTATTTCGAACGCTTTATCCGAGGTAACTGGGTAGCAGCAGAAGGTGTTATTTACCCACTGTTTGCCGACAACCCATCGAGATATATTGTAGATACACTTCCCGAAGATCTTATGTTTGTTACCATAGGCGGAGACTTCGGCGGCAACGGCTCAGCTCATACCCTTAACGCTACCGGATTCACTAAAGGCTTTCAGTCGATCGTAACGCTTGACGAATACTATCGTAAAGAAACAATATCTCCGTATGAGCTTGAAAATGATTTCTGTAATTTCATTGAAGGTGTATGCCGGCGATGGAAATGCACTGAAATATATCTTGATTCAGCGGAGCAAATACTTATCAAAGGAGTGCGTCTCGCCGCTCAGAGGAGAAAGCTCCGTGTGAATATCCACAATGCACGGAAAGGTTCGATCAACAATCGTATATTGTTCTATAACCGTCTGATTGCGGCTGACAGATATAAAATAATGTCGCACTGCAAGCATACGATAGAGGCATTTCAAACTGCTATATGGAAGCCAAATGCGGCGACCGAAATACGTCTTGATGACGGAAGCATAAATATTGATAGCCTTGACGCACAGGAATACAGCTCCGAAGCTTACATGAGTAACGTCTTCGACGCAGAAAGGAAAAATTGATGTCGATATACTCTTATATAAAGCAGGCATTTCCGAACGTGCCGATAGTCGATATATCCGACTATTATACACGGCACATCGAGCCTGCAAAACGCATCTATCAGGGTAAACCGCCTTGGAGGACGGTTACAAACAGCGGAATAAAAAAGAAAAGTCGTCCCAGAGCTATGACGAATATGGCAAAGGTTATCTGCGACAAGCTCGCCACGATGACTTTTTCAGAACAGTGCGATATATCTGTTGATGACGAAAAGTACAACGATACAGTAAGCAAGGTTCTTGAAAATAACTGTTTCTGGGAACGTTTTCCCGAATTTCTTTCCCGTGCGTATGCGCTCGGCGGCGGAGTAATAAAGGTGTATCTCGAGGATAGTGTGATACGTCTGAATTACATAAATGCCGATCGTTTCTTCCCAACAAAATGGAATAACCGTCAGATAACAGAAGGTATTTTCTGCAACGACTATGTTCAGAACGGCTTCTACTACAAGCTGTTCGAGTATCATACATTGCAGTCGGACGGCGTTCACATCTATCATATACTGCGGCGCAGTGATTCACGAAGCTATCTTGGTCAATCAGTACCGGTTTCCGAGCTGTTCCCGGAACTTGAATATGAAATGGTGTTCAAAGGTGTTCAAAAGCCGTTATTCTGCTATTTCAAACCTGCAGTCGGAAACAATATGGTTTTCGACTTGCCGCTCGGCTTGCCTGTTTTTGCAAATTCAATAGACACGCTACGGGAAATAGATGTAATATTCGACAGCCTTGAGCGAGAATTTATACTCGGCAAGAAGCGTATCATTATTCCTTCGGAATGCATTAAATCGACCTATGACAGCGACGGCAACGAAGTAAAATACTTTGACACCGATGACGAAGTATATCAGGCATTCAACGCCGATGATGCGCCGAAGTTAAATATATCCGACAATACCCAGTCCCTCAGGGTGACCGAACACGTTGAAGCTCTGAAGCTTCAGTTGAATATACTCAGCACTCAGCTTGGTTTCTCTCCGGGAACGCTGTCGTTTGACAGTAATTCCGGCGTAAAAACGGCGACAGAAGTTGCCGCCGATGAAAAGGACACACTTCGCACCGTGCAGAATAACAAGAATATCATATCCGAGGTGCTTGAAAGTCTTGCAACGGCGATCATCGAGGTAACGCAGGCTTCGGAGGAAGTCAGCAAGGAATACACGGTATCTGTAAACTGGCAGGATAACATTATCGGCGATGACAACACCCGTATAGATAACAATATCAAGCTTGTTCAGGCAGGGCTTAAATCAAAAATTCGTGCTATTATGGAAGCACAGAATATTGATGAAGCAGAAGCCGCAGAAGAACTGCAGCGTATTGCAAAGGAAAACGCCATAGACGGCGGCATACTGGACGGTGACAGCTATGAATAAGCTGACTTCCCTGCAGTTGTCACAGGGTATAACCGACCTTATCGTCGGACTGGAAACCGATCTTATCGCAAACATAGCCGCTTATCTTGCCGCAGGGCGAATTGAAGAAGATACGGCAAAGTGGAAAATGAAGAAGCTTGCCGAGCTTGGCAAGCTGACTAAGCAGAACGCAAAAACGATAGCTGAATATGCAGGAAAAACGCCCGAGCTTCTGGAGCTTACGCTTCAAAGAGCGGCAAATTCCGCTATTCAGGAGCTTGCGCCTGGATTAAAGCGTATGGTACAGGAAGGTCTTATAGATAAGCGAGCCACACCGTCAATGTCCGGTAATATGTTAAACAGCCTTAAAATGCTTCAAAAACAGGCAAAGAAAGACTTGACCCTTACAAATACAACGATGAAGTACAAGGCGAAGAACGCCGCTATGCAGGTGATAAACCGTACCGCCGAGCTTGTAAACAAGCAGGAATACATAGACAATCTTAATAAGGCTACGGGCAAGGTAGTTACCGGCATAGAGGCACGTCAGAGTGCCATGCGTGAATGTATCGGCGAAATGACGCAGAAAGGTATCCCGGCTTTTGTAGATAAAAACGGTCGGAACTGGACGCCGGAAGCATACACTAATATGTGTATACGCTCCACTGTAGGAAGCGTTGCCAAAGAAACTCAGTTTTCCCTTATGGATGAATATGGGCTTGATTTGGTGGAGGTCAGCAGTCACAGCGGCGCAAGACCACTCTGTGCCAAAGATCAGGGGAAAATATTCAATCGCAACGGCGGTGGAGGCTATACCACTGACCTTGATGGCAAACGGATAAAATTCTATTCTTGGAGGTCAAGCTCATACGGGAAGGCGGCAGGGCTTCTCGGTATAAATTGTGGTCATCAGATTTATCCGTTCCTGCCCGGTATCAGCGTTCAGACCTACTTCCCGTATAATGAAAAGGAGAATGCCGAGCAGTACGAAAAAATCTGCAACCAACGTGCTCTTGAACGCAAGGTCAGAGCTTCCAAACGGGAATGTACCTCTCTTGACACTCTCGGAGATAAAGAGGGTTTTGACAAGGCGGCTTATAAGCTGAAGCAGCAGGAGCAGCAGCTTAAAAGCTACTGCGAGAAAAACGGGCTTACATACAAGCCCGACCGCACCGCTACTCCGGGATACGGACGCAGTCAGGCGGCAAAGACGACTGCCGGTTATAAGAGACAATTGGAAGTAGAAAAGCTAAAAACAGAGCTTTTTGATGTTGACAAATGCACAGATGATGTTATAATGAAATTAAACGGTAAACTATCGGACAGAGAGGCTCGTCAGTGGTATCTTGAACAAGACAGACGCATACCGGAAATGATAGATAAAACTCTTCCATTAGAAGAACAGGCTAAGCAGGCGTTCGAATTAAGAAACAAATTTAGAACTCAGACACGAGATTTAATGAAAGACCAAGAAAAGCGCAAAAAGCTTGATAGAGAAGAACCAAACAAATCATTTGAGGAGTTAATCAATAAAAAAATGCGAGAGAAAAAATTATCTCGTGAAGAAGCTTATAAGGATATAATTAAAACTGCTTCTAAAACAAGGAAAACCGTAAACGAAAAATTAGGACTGGAGTGATAATTGTGTTCAATTATACAATTTGCAATTTACCTGATTCGGATATTTTTTCAAGGCAATGCAGGGCTTTGGAAAAAAACATTCCTGATTTAAAAAAGAATGACATATTAAAAGATATAGACGGTTCGGATATTGCAATCTACTTTAAAGACGGCAAAAAAGTAACGGTTTATAACAGTTACTATATAGGCGCAGTTTATATTCAATCCGAGTTGGATTTAACCACGTTTTTTCCAAATGCTAATGTAAGCTGAAAGCACCCTTTCGAGGGTGTTTTTCTTATGACAAATTATATGATTAAAACAGCACTTTCACGGTGCTGTTTTTATATTACCCATTTTACAGAAAGGAAAATCATCATGGATGAAAAAATCACAACATCGGCAGCTGAGAATGCCGAAAGCACAGCTCAGGCAGAACAGGCAGCTGCCACAGCTCAGGGCGGCGCACAGAACGGCACTGCCACGGAAGCTGTTACGCAGTCCGAACTGCAGGCTGAGCAGAAAGCCGAGCCTTCCGGTAATTCAGATGCAGAAAAGCCGGACAACGGAAAATCAGACAGTGCCGAACCCTCCGTCGAAAAAGCCGAAGCTCCTGTGGAAGACAGCAAGCAGGAAATAGCTGAGCTTAAAGGCAAGGTTCATGCACTTTCTGTAGGTGTGTCTGCCGAGTGCATAGATGATGTGCTTGCACTCGCAAAGTCAAAGGTCGGCGGAGATATTACGCTTGATAAGGCTATTGACAGCGTAATCGAGAAGTATCCCAACTTCAAGAGCGAAAAGCCACCCAAAGCAATAGTTACATCGGCTGTAGCGACCGCCAATGATGAGCAGAACACCGCCGATGAAGCAAGAATCAACAAGATAATGGGCATTAAGTAAGCCCGGAAAGGAAAATCACTATGGCGAATTCAATTACAAAATTCAAGGCGTATATCGACAAGCTCGATACAGTCTATCAGCAGGCTTCCGCCACATCTATTCTTGATGCTGATGCGGATACGGTGAGAATGGGCGCAAAGGCAGGAGAGTTTCTTATTCCTAAGATGAGCATGGACGGTCTTGCAGATTACTCACGTTCAAGCGGCTATGTCAAGGGTGATGTTACAATTACTTATGAAACAAAGTCCTGCAACTATGACAGAGGTCGTAAGTTCTCCGTTGACGCTATGGACAACGAAGAAACAGCGGGTATTGCGTTCGGCAAGCTTGCAAGCGAGTTCATAAGAACAAAGGTAGTTCCCGAAATGGACGCTTTCCGTTTTGCAAAATACGCAAGTGCTACAGGCATTCTCTCTGCCGCAGAAGCTACTCCTACCGCCGGTACAGCTGTCCTGACGGCTCTCCAGACCGCTGTCAATGCGCAGGACGAGTCGGAAGTAAACGTTGATGGCAAGATACTGTATATCACTCCCACACTTCTTACGCTTGCCAAAAACGTTGATACCACAAAGAGTAAGGCTATTCTCGACCGTTTTGAAAAGATCATCACTGTTCCGCAGACAAGATTCTATACGGCGATCGATATGAAGGATGGCACTTCAAGCAACGAGACCGCAGGCGGATATGCAGGCGCAACGGGCGGCTACAAGATAAACTTTATGATCATCAACCGTGATTCTGTAATCCAGTACAGCAAGCACACGGTCAATAAGGTAGTTTCGCCCGAAGAGAACCAGACAGATGATGGTTATATGTTCTTCTACCGTGCCTACAGCATCGCAGAAACATATGAAAACAAGGTAAAGGGCATCTACCTCAATCGTGATACAACGGCGCTGACCTAAGGAGGTTTCCATGACAAGAGTAGGATTTACAGCCGAAGATCTGGCGGATAACACAGTTCAGCAGGAGCAGAAAACAACTTCGGCAAACAAAAAGCAGTCTAAGCAGTCAAAGAAGCCGGCGGAGGTATCCGATGCAGCAGATAGTTACACCTGACTACTACAAAGACGTTTTCTGCGGCGAGTTTGACGGTGACGAAAAGGGGCTGTCTAAGCTCCTTGAGGTTGCATACATTATTATATATAACGAAACCTGCGGCAGAATAGCTCAGTTCGACAGTCTGGATAAAAAGGTTCAGACGGCTGTTAAAGATGCTATCTGTTGGCAGGTTGATTATATATCAGCAAACGGCGGTCTTTCATTCGTGCATGACGGCAGCTTCAGCAATATTTCACTCGGCAGTTTCAGCTATTCGGCAGGCGGCAACAGTAGCGTATCGGATGGAAAACTGCCGATGTGCAATGTTTCATACGGCTTGCTTTTATCGACCGGGCTCATGTATAAAGGTCTTGATGCGTTATGATGAAACCTATACCACGCAGTCTTTTGATACACACTGCCGCTGTTGTTGCCGAAAAGACCGACAGATGGGGCGAAATCTCCGAAACGTCTACGGAAACATTGAAATATGTCCGTATAGAACCGACAGAGAGTTATACCAGCGATAAGCAGAATAATCAGGTAAAGGTTGATGCAGTCATGTATTACGATTGCCGTAATTCCTCTCCGTCAAATTTCAAATTTGTGCCGGGTGCAAAGGTGATTTTTGAAAAAACGGAATATAGGATTGCAAGCATAAAGCGGTATGACACAAACGCTCCGCACCATTATGAGATAGGGTTATCGTTATGAATGTGAAAATAAACATTAACAGTGCGGCAGTCAAGGCGAGAATGACGGAAAAAACACATGATGCTATGAAACTTCTTATGTCAAATTTCCTTAAGGATTGCAACGATTACGCTCCTCAAGATCAGAGCGTTCTCATAAATAGCAGTATAATCCATACAGGAATCTCTGCCGATTGGGTACCACCGCTCGGAAAAAAAGTGACTTCAGAACAGTTACAAGCACTTGCCCGTGCTAAAGGCAGTGAAGTTGAAATAAGAAACGATAGTATTGCTATGGTTCTTCGTTGGGAAACACCTTATGCAAGAACATTGTACTATGGCGTATCTAAAAAAGGTAACCCTATATCATATTCACATGATGAAAACCCAAAAGCCTGCAAAATGTGGGCGCATAAAGCGGAATCGGTTAAAGGGGAACAGTGGCGAAGACAACTGCAGAAACTTTTAACAGGAAGTGATAAATAATGTCACCTCAGAAAAAAGCAATCGAGCTTATTCTCAATTTTATAGAAGATAAGCTCGGATATACAATCGAAACAACCGGCTTGCCTGTCGGCGGAGGTATCTCCGCCGAAGTGCAGGCGGCAAAGGATAACGGTGCTACACTTAACAGGCAGCGGCAGGACAGAACCTTGCCGCTTCTTCTTTTATCGAAAAACAAGACACAAGGTGTAGCTATGGAACAGCTATTTAATATCGGCAATCTTATCTCGAAAGCAACCGAACTGCCACAAGATGACAGCGTTCAGCTGTTAAGTGCTTCGGTTTCAACCGATGCCGCTCCTGTCGGTAAGGTCGGGGACTTTTGGATATATTCTATGATTGTTGATGTCAGGATAGCATTTTAGGAGGTACTAATATGGCAAATGAACAGGTAATACCTACTGTCGGCAAAGCCGAGCTGAACAGTGAAATAAAGGTAGAGATCAATACTACTCCTACAGGAGAAGCGGCTACATATTCGGATATGCGCAAGGCATTCAAATCGGTAACGACGGCAATAAACGAGGTCGTTTACAGTGCAACCTATCTTGCGGACGGCGGATTTGCAAGCTCTGCGGTAGTCGGCGCAGCACCTACGGTAGTGCTTGCGGGTGACTTCATCAAAGATGATCCTGTTTGTACTTTTCTTGATGAAATTCAGTATGAGATCGGCTCTAAGCGAGTAACAGACATCAAAATAACCCGTAATGGTAAGGAACTTACCTGTCCCGTTACGGTTACCGCAGCCGGTATAGGCGGAGGCGAATCTACAGCACCGAATACCATAAGCTGTACAATTGCGTTTAACGGCAAGCCTACTATAAAGGCTGCGTCCGTTTCAAGCAGCTGAGAATAGTTGAGAAATACAGTCAGTGTGCCGACAGGCACACTGCTGAATTTTTGTCAGGAGGATAACAATGGCATACAAAATCACACGAACACAGAAAATTACGGAGACCCTTGAACTCACAGACAGCAACGGTTCCGTTATTGATATTATTGATATAGACATAGACGCAGACGCTGTCTGCACGGCGTTCAGGAAAAAGCAGACCGAAGTCATAGACGCAGAAAGACGCCTTAAAGAAATTCGGAAAAACGGTGTTGAAACAGATCTTGAATGTGCTTATGAAGCGTATGGTAACGCTGTAATCGCAATATTCGAGCTGATATTCGGCGAAGACGGTACAAAAAAGTTGCTTGAATTTTTCGAGGACAATTACATTGAAATGGGTATACAGGTAGTGCCGTTTATCAATGCTGTTATTGTACCGAAAATAAATGAAACGCTTCGTAATCGTAAGGCTCTGATCAGAGCGTTACATAAGTACCGCTAATGAGTACTTATTCATTGTCGCAGCCTTGCCCCCGCAGTATAGAAGTCGGGGGCATTTGTTATACGTTAAATTTGAGTTTTGACCGTGTTTTATCGGCGTTCGAGATACTCAGCAAAAACGAGCTTGATGATATAGATTTATTTGATATTATCTTCGACTGGCTCGTAGCAGCTCCTAAAGTAAGAAGCCTTGCAGTAAGAGCTGAAGTCGTCAATGAGATTTTTGACAAGCTTATCAATTTTGATAAAGATACTTCCGATTCGGAAGCGGAAACGATAAGCTTCGATCAGGATGCGCCTTATATTTATGCCGCATTTAGGCAAGCATACGGCGTTGACTTGTTCAAAGAACAAGGAAAGCTACAGTGGTGGGAATTTGTTTCCCTTCTAGGAGCTTTGCCTTCCGATACACGGCTGTGTGATATTATCGACATACGCACACGCCCTGTCCCTGCACCTAACGGTAAAAATCAGGAGCAGATATCGGCACTGTTAAAACTCAAAGCACAGTATGCGATTAAAAATCCCGTAAACAAAAAATCGGCTCAGGACGGTTGGGAACGGTTATGGGGTATTCTCGAAAAACAGGCAGAAGAGAGGTGAGATTATGCCGGAAAGCGACGGAAGAGTAGAATTTGAAGTCCGTGCGGACTTAAGTAAAATAGACGCTGATATGGCGGAAGCCGGAAAAAAGGTTTCCGAAGCGGCTCAAAAAGGCGCAAAAAAACAGGAAGAAGTCGTTGAAAAGGCGCAGGAAAACATTTCGCAGGCTGTGAAAAAAGCAAACGATGAAATAGAGAACGACAATTCCAAGACGCAGAAGAATATAACAGACACAGCAAAGAAGCAGTCTGACAAAGTAGTGCAGACCGAAAAGAAAAACAAGGAAGCTGTAACGCAGACTGCAAAAAAAGAAGGCGACAAAGTAGTTGATAACTATAAAAAGGATACGCAAGAAATTATCAACAGTACCGATACGCTTTCTTCAGAAGTCGAAAAGAAAACTTCCGGCATAGGCTCAAAAATCGGCACAGGTCTTAAAGGCGTCGGAAAAGGCATCGGCGTTGCTGTTGGTGCCGGACTTGCTGCAGCAGGCACGGTAGCTGTAGCGGCAACAGGAAAAGCTATATCCGCAGCAAACGATCTTGATAAAGCAAATAATCAGCTGACTGCATCGCTCGGGCTTACTGCAGAAGAAGCAGAAAAATACGGTGACATCATCAAGAAAGTTTACGGCGATAATTATGGCGAAAGCTTTGATGATATATCCAACACGCTCGCTCTCATCAAGCAGCAGATGAAAGACGTCACAGACGACGAGCTTCAAAAGGTTATTGAAAGCGCATATCTTTTATCGGATACATACGATATAGACGTTTCTGAGGGTATCCGTGGAGCAAATGCTCTAATGAAGCAGTTTGGCATTACAGCCAAGGAAGCGTATAACCTTCTTGCTCAGGGTGCAGAAAAGGGCTTAAATCAGAACGGTGACATAGCCGATCAGCTTGCCGAGTACAGCACTTACTATGCTGATATGGGCTTTACTGTCGAAGAAGCCATGTCTATGATGGCAGAAGGCGCAAAAAACGGTGCGTTTCAAGTTGATTTTCTGAATGATGCTTTTAAAGAGTTTTCTATCAGAGCAAAGGATGGCAGTCAGACTACCGCTGACGGAATGGCTCTGCTCGGGCTTGACGCAACAAAGCTCGGTGAAGAATTCGCCGCAGGCGGCGATCGTGCATATCAGGCATTCAAGCTTGTTAACGAAAAGCTCGCCGCCTGCGAAAGTGATGTAGACCGCAATGCCGCCGGTGTTGCGCTTTACGGCACAAAGTGGGAAGATCTCGGTGAAGATGCAGTTCTTGCTATGGCTAAAATTGGCGATAGCATCGATAAAACACGGGACAAACTGGGCGAAATGGAAAGCGTTAAATACAACAGCTTATCCGATATGTGCAACGGACTTTCCCGTACAATTGAACTGCTTCTGATTCCGCTCGGTGAACAGATTATTCCCGTACTTAAGGATATTATTGAGCTTATCGAACCGATTATTTCGGAGCTTCTGCCACAGATAATTGAGCAGGTTAAGCCGATACTTGACAGCGTTTCCGAGCTTATTCCGCCGCTCATTGAGCTGATCACCGGAATACTGCCACAGTTTATGGAATTGCTTAAGCCGATAATGGAAAGTGTCACTCGTATAATTCAGAAGCTTGTTCCTACATTGATTAAGCTTTTTGATAAGCTGTTACCTCCGATAATCAAGATTGTAGACACCTTGCTTCCGCCGCTTATTGAAGTGATCGAAGCATTACTGCCGATACTTGATGTTGTAATCGAACTGCTTACTCCGATTCTGGAACTGGTGTCTGAGCTTGCCGAACCGCTCGGTGCCGTTATTTCCGCCGTTGGAAAATTGTTATCAGCTGTTATCGGTCTTATTGATGGTGCATTATCGCCTATTATGCCTGTAATATCATCGCTTGCAGATGTGCTGTTACAGATACTCGGTCCGGCTCTTGATATTGTTGCGGGGCTTGTTAATTCACTTGCAGATGTTTTTTCCGGCGTTACAAATTTCTTATCCGGTGATATTATGGGCGGCTTTGAATCTTTCGGAAATGGTCTTGTAAATCTGTTTGATGGCGTATTAAGCACAATTGATTCTATTTTCGGTACTACTCTCACAAATTGGTATAATGAAGTCAAGGAGGCTTGCCAAAAAATCGGTGAAGAAATGTATGCGGCGACGCATCAGGAAGAAATCAGAGCGAATGAGCTGAGCACGAAATATACCGATTTGCATGGTGATATGAATAAATTCATAGTTCAGGAATTACGAAGCGGTAAATCAGCCGATGAGGCATTATCAAATGCCAAAAACAAATTCCTTGATACAGCGGAAAAGAAAGAATATTTCAATTCACAATTAAAGGATTATGTCAATGAGGATAAGGTTAAAGAGTGGTATAACAACGTCAGAAATAATAACGGACTTTATTCTCAGGGTTATTCAGAGGAGGAAGGTAATTTTTCTTATAGTCAAAGCATTGCTGAAGAAGAGGAGCGTAAAGGAAAAGCAGCTTTAGGATATACCGGTGCCGGAACAAATTATTCATATAGCAGTGCGGGAAAAACATCGTATAAAACACCTACATATTCTTATACGCCATCAACCTACAGCGCATCTGACTATGCTTATGTACCTGAAGCAAAAGAAGGAAAGAAAACGTCAAGCACGTCAAGCACAAAGAAAACAAGTTCATCGAGTGCAAAGAAAAAGAGCTCTTTAACCTCGTCTTCCAAAAAGACAAATTCAAGTAGCAGTTCATCAACTGGGACTCAGAATATAAATATAACATCTTATATTCCGACTGTATGGGATGATGTTAGCACTTCTAATGCAAAGCTCGCCGCAGGCATAGGTGCAAGCAAAGTCGGTAACAGTAAATCGGGTAAGCTCATAAGCGGATTATCAGCCGCTTCTAAGGTTTCAGCGTCAGCAGAAAAAGCAGATGCAACACTTAATGATGTAGTGTCGGAACTGAAAAAGCTGAAAACCGCACAGGAAAAGATGCAATATACACTCGACGTAACGCTTAAAACGAATGAGTATACATTAGCGAAAGCTACTGTTAAAGGCATTAAGAAGATACAGAAGCAAACAGGAAAATCACCATTATAGGAGGAACAGATATGACGGTGAAAATTAACAATATAGACTTATCGGAATACATTACCGAATGCGATCTCCGTCATTCTTGCCGTGGTGAAAGCACTTCGTATAGTCTGAATGGAACGGCTTATACGGACAGATTCGGAGATTTTAAAATCTCCGGTTCTGTCGTTTTTGGCATAATTCCTGCGGCAAAATGGACGTCTGTTTTCGCTATATTAAAAAGCAGTAGTTTCACGCTGGAGGTAAACAGTGATTCTTATAACGTTCATGCAAAAGGTGACATTTCTGCCCCATACGCTTATACCGATGCAACACTTGGAGAGTGCTATAAAGACGCAACCGTGGAGGTGGAAGAAATATGATTTCTGTATCGTCAAGCTATAAAACCAACGCTACTAAGCCGGTACGAAATATAAATGCAAAAATTTCAATCGGATCTGTAGATTACGGAATAGAAGATATAGTATCTTTAGATATTTCCCGTTCCACGTCTGATGGCGGTATAAGTGTCGGAGGCACATCAGCGGCTCGGCTGACTGCAACAATCCGTGCAACGATGTTACCGACCATGGATGATTATAAAGTGACTGTATTTATCGGATTTACCGCATTGGCACAAATCGGAACATTTTTTATTACAGATCTAACTCAAGAAAAGGGATATGTGACAATAGAAGCATATGATAGATTTTATTATCTTGATAAGCCATGTAGCTTTAACGGAAGTGCCAGCGGAAAGCTTAACGCTTTACCATTTCCTGCAACTCATCAGAAAATGCTCGAGTATATCAGCAAAATTAACGGCTTTTCCCTGAGCGTAACCTGTGAAGCTTTTGCAAAAGTAAAAACGAAACCGATTTATAACAGCGAGGCAACAAATCCGACAAATAAATACTATACTTACCGTGAAATAATCGGCTTTATAGCCGCCTGCAACGGTTGTAATGCTCAGTTTGATGCAAATGATAAACTGATATTTACTCGCCCTTCAAACAGTGTTGAAACAATTGAAGAAGGTGCTTGCGAAAGCTTATCAGTCGCTCAGGACAGCGGATTTACCGTAAAAGGCATACGCTTTACAATCGGCACCGATACAGCGTTCTATATTGATGCAAACGGTACGGCTTATGACGAGACTCTGCCGGGAGTGCTTGAAGCAGTTAATCCTCTTGCAACAGTAGAGATTATTGAATATGTCTGGAATAAGCTCGGAGGCTATCATTACTATGCCGCTGATATATCAAGACGTGGCAAAGGTTGGCTACTTCCCGATGATGTTATTGAAGTGAAAAGCAATGAGAAAACAAAAAAAGCTACTATAACCGCAATATCTTACTCACTCAGCAAAGACAGCGGCTTTTCAGAACACATTACATCGACAGCCGAAAGCACCGAACAGTCATCAAACAGGTACAGTGCCGCAGGGGATCATACATCTAATGCGGGAGCAGGAAAATACAACAGCACGACCATTATAAATGATCCCGTTATAATTTCCGAAAGGACAAAAGAATATCTGAAATACGATTACAGCATAATCGGATACAGCGTAGACGATAAAATAACGTATGGCTTAGATGGTGGAGATACAGATATTATTGTTCAAGGTTTCAAAGCAACATATAATAATGATGGTTTAGGGGCTATTTGTGGTGATTTTACTGTTTTTAACGGAATTTACGGATCAGATAAAATATATGCACAGTCGTTTGTAAAATTTAGCTTTTATTTAGATATAACGAGAGTCATACAATATTCCGAGTACACGGAATATTGGATAAATTTGATGTCCGAATACACGACTGTTGATGGAGACACAGTAAAAAAAATCGAAACAAGTGTACGAGCACGACACGGTAACTTTTCAAAAGCATTAAAGTGGAGTGAAATCTATCCGCCATCTACTGAGTTTCCATGCGGACGTGCCAGAGTTATACTTGGAATTAATTTTCACAACAATTTGTCTGTTTATCCAGAAGAGTATATGTGGAGACCTTCTCAAACGGTGGATGTTTCTTTTTCATCAGTTGATGAATATAATTCGGCAGTTCAATTAACACGATCTCCATTGGAAAAGAAAGATGTAACGCAAACAGTAACAAAAGTGATTGAAGCGAACGGAACAGCGGATTTTCCCGAGCTGGGAGACACAGATGTTCTCTATATTGACAGCAGTGACAATTCTGCATATAAATGGTCATCGAAAATCAGTGCTTATTATTGCGTAGGCAGAGATTATTTTTCGATAAAGCAGATTCAGTCTGTAGCTGAGCCAAATTCATCGGAGGCGGAAATACTTGAAGCCCAGTTACTTCAGGATATGCGTTCACCGGCTGAGTGGACTCTTCATTCTTCATTTGTACCCCCAAAAGGATATATGTGTATAACCGACTTTGAAAGCGGTCAGCATGGTATCAAAATAGGAGACGGAAATACTCCGTGGTCAGAGCTGTTATATGTCAACCTTTACGATATTGACCTGTCGGAATATCTGAAAACCGGTGACATATCGGACTGGGCGAAAGCCGACAGTAAGCCCACTTACACGGCTGATGAAATCGGAGCGGTGACACCTTATGAGCTTGACAGCAAGGATTATCTCAAAGCTACAGAGATAACCGGACAGACAGTAAACCTTGATGATATCAAATTGAACGAATCATCAGATAAAAGTAAAAGTAAGCGGTATTTTTGCGCATCAGTATCTGCGCAGAATATTGAGAACCGTCCGATATCCGCCAATGAACCGTTTGAATTGTCGGTCGACAATATCCGAAATATCAACACAGGGGCTTTTAATACCATGCAACGCTATACTTCCGTAGCACGAAAACGGACTTATACAAGATGGTGCAATGACGGGGCGTGGTCAGCATGGAAATGTGATACAGATGTCGTTGTATATGGCAGCGTCACTGAAGACAATCCGAAAACCTTCGCATACACAACATACGGCGAGGGGTTCAGCGTAGTCGAAATCGAAGCATACTATGATAATGCACTAAATCCTGTGCGTAATCGTAAAGTGTTTGCACTGTCACCTACGGCGAGTATAGAACGTGTGATGTTGACTATCAGCAACGGCTCATCAGAGAGCGTAACGTTAGACAACGGATCTGTTACGATGTCAATGACAGGAACAACTGCGTTATCATTTATGATACGATACACAAACAGCAGATGAAAGGAGCTTATATGCAGATATTTGAAGATGACACTTTTGTATTGGGCGGCATAGAAACTGAGGGTGAAACACTCGAAGGTGCAATTGTAGTGCCCGACAACAGCAAAGAAGCACAAAAAATCCTTGCACAGCAGGGCATGGAAAAGGTAGCCGAATAGGCGGAAAGGACAAAACTATGAATAAAATTGACTGGAAACGCAAATTAACAAGCCGTAAATGGTGGTTATCATTAACCGGTTTTATAACCGGTTTGATAATTGCTTTTGGCGGATCGGACGAAACAGCGGCTACCGTATCGGGTTGTTTGATGTCGGGAGCTGCAGTACTTGCCTATACTATCGGCGAGGGTCTTGCAGACAGTAATAACAAGGAGGGTAACACAGATGAGAATTAAAGGATTTGATATCAGTCGTGCTCAGGAAAATATCGATTTTGATAAAATTGAGAAATCCGGGGCTAAATTTGTTATACTTCGTGCGGGCATACGTTCTGATGAAGATACATATTTCAAACGTAATCTCTCAGAATGCCAGAAACGAAATATACCTTTCGGTCTGTTCTGGTATTTTGAAGCCACTACAGACACGGCTTTTGAAGAAGAACTTGCCGCTTGCAAGAAAGCTGTAAAAGGCTTAAAGCCTGCTTATCCGATATTTTTTGACGCTGAAGAACAGGTGCAGATAGATAATCTGACGACTGCACAGCGTACTGACATGGCTTTGAAATTCTGCAGTGAAATGACAGCGATAGGTTTACCGTCCGGCGTGTATGCCAATCCGTCATGGATGCAGAATTACTATGACAGCGATCGCTTAACTGGCATAGATATATGGCTTGCACACTGGACAAATAATCCTGATGTTCCGAGCAAGTTTAACTATGGTCAGAAAATATGGCAGTGGGGAACAGAGATTGTTGATGACAGAAAAGTCGACAGCAACATCTGCTTTGTAGATTATCCTTCACTTACCTCAAAGTGGTATAAGAAGCATGGCGGCAAAACTAACGATTCTGTAAAAACAGATACCAAAAGCGAAAACAAAACATCGTGTTTTAAGTCCGGAGATAAGGTGAAGGTTAAATCAGGAGCATTTTTTTCAAATGGTATAAAGCCTATTTCGGCTGTTTATACCGCTGAATTTGTTATTCAGCGATTATCAAAAGATGGTACAGAAGCCTGCATCGGAATTGATGGACAGGATACCGGATGGATGTTTTGTAAGGATCTTATGCTTTCATCGAAAAAAGCCGTTTCCGAAAGCAACACAGCTTCTGATTCTTCGAGTATAAATGTCGGAGATATCGTTCGAATAAAGAGCGGAAGCAAAACCTATGACGGTTCAAGCGTTGATGACTGGGTTTATTTCAAACGTTTTTATGTTTCAAGCGTAAACGGTAAACGTGTAGTACTTAACAAATCTCCGGATAGCACAGTGCTTGCAATAAATACAGCATTTAATATTAAAGATCTTAAAAAAGTTTAACATTACATCGGTGGGGCGAAAGTGCCCCACCATTATTTTTTTATAGGAGGCTTATGATGATAAATAGTCCGATTCCACGCATAGGCGGAAAACGTCTTTTGCGTAATAAAATATGCGATATGTTTCCAAATTCAGATCAATTCAACCGTTACATAGAAGTCTTTGGCGGTGGCGGTTGGGTGCTTTTTTCTAAAGAAAAGCAAGCAGATTTAGAGATTTACAATGATGCAGATGGCGAGCTTGTTAATTTAATGCGTTGTATTAAATATCATTGCTCAGAGCTTCAACGTGAAATAGACGGCTTTTATAACAGTCGAGAAATTTTTCAGGATGTATCCCAACAGTTGAGCTGTCGAGGTTTTACCGATATACAACGGGCGGCAAGATATTTTATAAAAATGCGATTATCCTTTGGTGCCGATGGCAGGTCTTTCGGGTGCAGCAAAAAGCCGCTCTACCGTTCAAAAGATTATTTGTCAGTTATTTCAGACCGTTTAAAAACCGTTTTAATAGAGAACAAAGACTTTGAGAATTTGATTAAGGTTTATGACCGAACGAGTTCCTTTTTCTATCTTGATCCACCATATCACACAACAGAAAAATACTATGATATTGAATTTACGGAAGATGATCATAAACGTCTTGCATCACAGCTTTCGCAAATCCAAGGAAAATTTCTGCTTTCTTATAATGATGATACATTTATTCGAGAGCTATATAAGAATTACACCATTGTTTCGCTTTCCCGGAACAACAATTTGTCTTCAGGCAGTTTTAAAGAACTGTTGATAAGAAACTACTGATATACAGCACTATTTTCTTTACGATGATAATACTACATTGCTCCATTATCTCCGTAAATAAAATAGACCTGACCGAAAAAACACTGTTTAAACATCAATAAAATAGAAGCTGTTAAAGTGAATTTTCTCCATATAAAAAACGAAAAGCAAAAATCTCTTTGAAAAATCAGCCGTTTTTCAACAATCGTTATTGTTTATGTTGAGAAAAAACTGATAAAGCAAAGAGATTTTAATATTTATGAGAATTATTCTGATTTTGTATTTTGCGTGTCAAAAATTCTGATTCTGCTTGTCAAATAACACTTATGAAACAAATGCGTTTCTTATTTTTTATATAATACCCTTTTACTCTAACTTTTTCAATCAGTCAGGCAAAACAAACGCATTTCATGGCAAAATCGGCATATTGCGACATTTTGCAAATGCAAAAAACAAGATTCCGGTCTGGAAACAAACCGGAATCTCTGAAGTCGTATTTATCCGCAAATGCGGACATTTTTTCGGGCAATTAAACCGTTGCGCCCTTATTTACAAATACGGGATATGTTTCTGTTCCTGCAAGCGAACGGTACTCGCTGATAGTAACGTTCTTATCTGTGATGACGAAGTTCATCTCAGCCTTTGCACCTACTGTCGTATCCTGCATAAGTATGCAGTTCTTGACCTTTGCGCCCTTTTCAATCTTTACGCCTCTGAACAGAACACAGTTCTCAACCGTACCCTCGATAACGCAACCGTCGGCAACAAGAGAATTCTTGACATCTGCGTCAATGCCGTACTTTGCAGGGGCATCATCTCTTACCTTTGTATAGATAGGAGCGTCGCTCATAAAGAGGTGATCACGCAGGCTCTTGTCAACAAGTTTCATATTTGTTTTGAAGTATGTATCCATACTGTCAATCTGTGCGAAGGGCTTGTCGAACTTGTAGCCGAGTACCTTTATCTCGTGGAGCTTCTTCTGCAGTACGTCTATCTCGAAGCTGTAGAGGTTACGGCTTTCAGCATCACGAATCTCGTTGAGCAGGAAATCCTTGCTTACAACGAACATATTAAGGCTGACATTGTGTTCGCCGCTGATCTCAGGGCGGATAAGAACATCATATACAACATTGTCTGCATTGACTGCAAGTACGGTCTTTGTCATTGTCTGCTCTGTTGTGAATGTTCCTCTGCCGTATACAACAGTAATGTCTGCGCCGTTTTTCTCGTGGAAATCAATTATCGGTCTGTAGTCGATATTTGCCACTACATCTGCGTCTGAAAGCAGTACATATTCTGCGTTTGAGCTTTCGATAAAGGGCTTTACCTGAGCCATAGCCTCAAGTCTGCCTCTGTAAAGAGCGTTGCTGTTTCCGTAAGGGGGAAGCAGGTGCATACCGCCTGTTTTTCTTGAAAGATCCCATTCATCACCCGATCCTAAGTGATCCATAAGCGATAAGTAGTTATCCTTTGTGATGATGCCAACGTTGTCAATATCGCTGTTTACCATATTTGACAGCGGGAAATCTATCATTCTGTATCTGCCGCCGAAGGGCACGCTTGCAAGTGTGCGCTGTTTTGTAAGATCGGCTACGCTCTGCTCGTGCATATTAGCGAAAATCAGACCGAGTACATTTGCCATATTAGCCAT